CCTGTTCACTGTCAATGTAACGCCACTATCTATTGTAAATGTTCCAGTAACTTGTGCATTTTCTGTTGCTAGTATTGTAGTATTAGCCGTCAAGTTCTGTGCATTAGTTCTAAACAAACCACCTGCTTTAAAGTTACCTTTGTTCTCATCTGCTGGTGTAACTGTGCCAGTCTGTGGTGCTAGAAAGTTTACAAAGATATTACCAGTGCCAGTGCTAGGTGCAGCAGTAAATGTCAATGTTGTACCATCTGGTATTGTATACGCTGATGTGTCTTGCACAACACCATCTACAGAAACAAGCACATCTTGCACTGAACTTACAGTTCTACTTAATGTAAATGTAGTATCTGAATTATCGCCATTAAATCTTTGTACGGCAGTTGTAGCCTCAAAAGTTGTAACTGGGGATTTACCAACAAAAGGCATTATGTGATCTCCATGTAAGATAAGGCAACGTCTGTTGCACCTGTTGCAGATACTGATATGCTATCTGTTGCTTCTAAAACAACTTTGTTACCAGCTAAAAGTTCTAGTGATGATCCTGCTGGAATAGGTGCATTGGTAATA